TGCCTGAGTTTGTTAATCATCAAAAAATAAAACCAAAAAATAATACACAAGAACAACTTAGTGAGATGGATGATGAGTACCACAGCAAATTTAGGACTCCAGAAACAAAAACAGATATACAGGAAAACAATTAAGATCTTTGGTCCACCTGGCACAGGTAAGACTTGGACTTTGATTGAACGTGTTGTTAAAAAATATTTAAAAAAAGGTATAGATCCAGATAAAATTGCTTTTATTTCTTTTACAAACAAAGCGGTAGACACAGCTAAACTTAGAGCTTTAGAAGCTTTTCCACATTTAGATTCAAAATCATTTAGTAGGTTCAGAACTTTGCACTCATACTGCAGAAGATATTTTGAAGAAGAAATATTTGATACAAAAGATTGTATGATTGACTATGCTCTGACTAATAACTTTGTTAAAAGATCAGACAATAGATTATCGCAGGATAACTTTACATATTCTGATTGGTCACTTGGTATTTATGACAAAGCTAGAAATTTACTAGAAGATCCTACATTGGTATATAAAAGAGAAACACAGAAAAAAGAACCGCTAGAAATATATCATAGAAAAATTGCAACTTATGAAATTTATAAAACTGCTGGTGGTGAAAGATCCTTTTTAGATTTTACCGACATGATAGAAAGAGCTCTACATGAAGTTGACTTTCCTGAGTTAGAAGTTCTTATACTTGATGAAGCTCAAGACTTTACACCTTTACAATGGTCTTTGATTTATAAGATGTCCGACAAAGTAAAAAGAATATACTTGGCGGGTGATGATGATCAAGCTATTTATCAATGGAATGGTGCAGATACGAAATATTTTACAAAATATTTTCCTGGAAGAAAGGTTGTGCTGCGTAAGACAAGAAGATTTGGTACCGCTATACACCAGTTCTCTCAAATAATTAGGAAAGGAATTCTTGATAGTGTTGATAAAGAATTTGAACCGCTTGTAAAAGAAGGACTAGTGAAAAGGTATTTAAGTTTTAAAGAGATACCTTTTGAAAAGGACGAAGGTAAATGGTTTTTATTAGGTAGGATACACACAACTGTAAACGAACTAAAAGCTTTAGCCAAAGATGCTGGTATATTTTTTGCTGATAATAAAGGACAGAAATCATTTGATCAGAATCAATGGTTAGCTATTAAGGCTTGGACAGCAATATCTAACGGTAAAGAAATAATGAAGAAAGAAGCAGAAGCTATGTATAAATTTATTAGACAAGTTACTGACTCTGATTATAGAACGTCTAAATTTTGGTCAAGAGAGCCAGACTACAAAAGATATAATTTTACAGCTTTGAAAGAATGGTGTGGTTTAGATTTACCTGATGAAGCTCAGAAGAAACAATGGTGGTGGATCCTTAGAAGAAATTTTAAACCAAGACAAGTAATTTATTTTTTAAGATTACTAAAAAGATATAAACAATCTAAATTAGATTTAGCACCAAATGTAATTATAGACACAATACATTCAGTAAAAGGTGATGAGGCTAATCACGTATTGCTATATTCAAAAGCTAATTGGCCATCAAGTTTTAGACATAAAAACAAAGATGAAAAGTCAAATGAAAAAAAAGTTTGGTATACAGGAGTAACAAGAGCAAGGGATAGTTTACATTTACTTAGCACAGACTATAAATATAACTATCCGATTGGCCAAGATTATTTAGTTTACGTACAAGGAGATAAATGAAATATATAATAATATTCATACTTATAACAGGATGTAGTGCAAAGTTTGATAGCTTTGATCCTACTACATCTGTTTTAAAATGGGTAATTACAAGTGAAAAGTAACAATATAATAATTGTAGGTGGTGGTAGTGCTGGTTGGATGTCCGCAGCTACTTTGATATCACAATTTCCTAACAAAAATATTACAGTTATGGAATCACCAAATGTTTCTACAGTAGGTGTGGGTGAAAGTACATTAGCTCATATAAATGGTTGGCTACACATGTTAGGTATAAAAGATGAAGATTTCATGCCACACACGGATGCTAGTTATAAATTAAGTATTCGTTTCGAGAATTTTTATAAGAAAGGCGATGGTGGTTTTCATTATCCTTTTGGTAATGCAGTAGAAAATAATAAGCTTGGTTTAAAACAATTATGGTTTGTTAAAAAGTTTTTACAACCAAAAACACCTGTCACAGAATATGCTGATTGGTTATATCAAAACATGGCAATGGTAAATAACAACACTTTATTTAAGAATGAAAATAAAGAGTTAGATCATTTTAATTTTCAATACCACACAGCTTACCACTTTGATGCTACAAAATTTGGACTATGGTTAAGAGATCATTATTGTAAACCAAAAGGTGTAAAACACATTATTGAAGATGTGAATACTATTGAAACAAATAAAAATGGTATTGTATCACTCAATAATAAACATACGGCTGATATGTTTATTGATTGTACAGGTTTTAAATCAATGCTTTTAGGGGAGACTTTGCAGGAACCTTTTAATGATTACTCAAATTTATTAGTTAATAACAAAGCCTGGGCAACAAGAATTCCTTATAAAGATAAAGAAAAAGAATTAGTATCTTATACCAATTGCACGGCTATAGAAAATGGTTGGGTATGGAATATACCTAGTTGGGAAAGAATAGGTACAGGTTATGTCTATTCAGACAAATATGTTTCTGACAAAGAAGCATTAAAGGAATTTAAGAAATATTTAGATAGTAAGGGTAGCGATTACTCTGCAAGTGAATTTAAAAATATTAAGATGAGGGTGGGTAGACATAAAAGATTATTTGTAAAAAATGTTTGTGCTATTGGTTTATCAGCTGGTTTTATAGAGCCCTTAGAATCAAATGGTCTATTAAGTGTGCATGAGTTCTTGATAAATTTAGTTAAAGTGATGCGAAGAGGTAACCAGAAAAATATTAGTCAATGGGATAGAGATAATTTTAATGCAGAGTGTAGTAGATTCTTTGATGGGTTTACTGAATTTGTTGCCATGCATTATGCATTATCTCACAGAGAGGACACAAAGTATTGGAGAGATATAAACAATAGATCTTTTTATGATGAAAGACTAACAGATCAAAGCATCAAGGCAGATGTATTAGTTAAAATGAGTACAAGTGATTATATGCGATCAGATAGTGGTCATCATGTTGTAGGTGTAGGATTAAGATATTTTGGATTTGATGTCTTTGAAGATAACTTATCTCAAGATGAAAAATTTAAAATAAAGTTAAGAGAAAAACAAGTTGAAGAATGGGATACTATTTGTAAAACTAAACCAAAATTATTACAATTTTTAAAGGATAACATACACAATGACTCATTATAATATTTTAAAAAAACCTATCAAAGCTTTAAATACATACGGTAAAACTTCTAACTTAAAAATGAAATATATAAGAACTCCCAAAGAAATATGGTCAAGATTAAAAAAAGAATTTAAATTTACTGTAGATGCATGTGCTTCTGATAAAAATCATTTAGTTGATAAATATTGGACTGCAGAAAACTCAGCTTTAGACCAAAATTGGGACACTGAAATTGTTTATTGTCATCCAATGTACGATACAAAAATACCTAAGTTTGTAGAGAAAGCTTTTAAACATAAATGTATAACAGTATTTCTTTTACCTGCATCTACTAATGCAGTTTATTTTCATAGATACTTCTGGTGTAGTAAACATTGTAGAAGTAGAGAAAATGTAATTATTGAATTTTTACCTAAACCAAAAGATTTACAAAAAGGTTATCTTATGGGAGATGATGATAACAATTTGCCTGATAGAGGTTATTTAAGACCTCTTATGTTAGTAAAGGTAGATAATAGATGAACCATTTAGATTTATTTAGCGGTATTGGTGGGTTTAGTTTAGCTTTAGAAAGAGTAGGTTTTAAAACAATTGGCTTTTGTGAAGTAGATACATATTGTCGATTGTTGCTGCAAAAACATTGGAAAGGGGTTACAATACATAATGATATTAAAAAATTGGAAGCGAGAGACATCAAAGAACCAGTCGACATCCTCACGGGTGGCTTTCCATGCCAACCTTACAGTGTCGCAGGCAAACAAAAAGGGACAGACGACAACAGATATCTCTGGCCAGATATGTTTAGAGTCATTAAAGAAGTCAAACCCACCTTCGTTATTGCAGAAAATGTGCGAGGAATTATTAACATCCAAGACGGCATGGTCTTCGAAACAGTGTGCTCTGACTTGGAAGCTGAAGGCTTCGAAGTCCAATCGTTTGTTATTCCAGCTGCAGGCGTCGGTGCGCCCCACAAAAGAGAAAGAGTCTGGATTGTGGGCTACTCCAAACACAATGGATCACTTACCCCCAAGATCAAAAGAAGGAACAATAAAATTAATGACAGGACAAAGGAAGGGAAGAACACGACCCTCAAACCTGAGAGAACAAGTGGATCCAGAAACAATGTTACTTTGGAGAACACCAGACGCAAATTGTATGAGAGGTCCAGCATCGGAAAAGAGAATGAAGATGAAACTAGAAAAGAAATTACCAATCAGCATCAACGATCAAGTAGCATATCGTGGGGATCGTGGCAGTCTGAACCCAACGTGGGTAGAGTGGCTAATGGGGTACCCCAAAGGGCACACAGACTTAGGGGATTGGGAAATGCTATCGTGCCACAAATCGCAGAAGAAATAGGAAAAGCAATATGGAAAACACTGAACCCAAGTTAAGAATTCTTTCATTAGGAGCTGGTGTACAAAGCTCAACAATGGCCTTGATGGCAGATGCAGGTGAGTTTGGTATAAAACCTGATGCAGCTATATTTGCAGATACAGGTTGGGAACCTGAACCTGTTATAAAACATTTAGAATATTTAAAATCTGTTTTAAGTTATCCTGTGTACTTGGTTAAAAAGGGTAATATCCAAGACGACATACTCACGGCTCTCGCACCAGGCGGTAACCAATTTGCTTCTGCACCTTTCTATACTTTGAATGATCAAGGTAAAAAAGGTATGGGTCGAAGACAATGCACAAGAGAATACAAAATAACTCCTATTGCAAAAAAAATTAGAGAGTTGTGTGGTTTAAAACCAAGACAAAGATTTCCAAAAACAGAACACGTAGAAGTATGGGTAGGTATATCTACCGATGAAATAATGAGAATGAAACCATCAAGATTTTGGTGGCAAAAAAATGTATGGCCTTTGATTGATAAAAAAATGTCAAGACAAGATTGCTTAAAATGGTACGAAGGTAAGGGTTTTAAGATACCTGTTAAAAGTGCATGTATTGGTTGTCCATTTCATGATGATAATTTTTGGTTAGATATGAGAAACAACCGACCAAAAGAGTTTGCATCTGCTGTAGAATTTGATAAAAAGATGCGTATGCATAATCCTAAAGTCAAAAACTTTGTACATAGACAATGTGTTCCATTAGATGAAGTAAAGTTTAAAAATGATGACGGGCCAGATCTGTTTAATCAAGAATGCGAGGGCCTTTGTGGAGTTTAGACATTTAATAATAAAAGCGTTAGAAGATAAATATAATGCCGAAGTATCAGAAGCTCATGCAACAATAGCTATATACCTGAGTAAATCAGTCGGAATTGGAGAGCACCCTCAACATGTTGAGGAAGTTGATAAACAAATTGACAAAATTGCTCAAGCTGAAGAGAAATTAAATGTGTTACAAAGATTTAAAATATGACAGACAAAGATATGTTTGATGATGTTTTTCCACAAGATAAACAGGTAGGTGGGAATCATTACAAAGATTTTCACATACAGCCTTATGAGTTTATTTCGAAGAATAATCTTTCGTTCTTCCAAGGGAACGTCGTAAAATATGTTTGTAGATATTTAAACAAAAATGGAATTGAAGATCTAGAAAAAATTAAACATTACTGTGAATTAGAGATAAAAAAACTGAAGGATTTAAATGACAAACGTTATAAGAAAAGACATAACGGTAGCAAAACATAAATTTAGAGTAGAAATTTACCCGCAACTTACAGGTGTTGAAGATGTTTCATTTGAAATTTACCCTGAAGATTACAATGCAGCTCTATATGCATTTAGTAATAAAGAAAAATTAAATAGATTAATTAAAGAAAAACATATATACGAGCCAAAGAAATGAGTGGTTTACAATTTACATTTAATTTTAAAAAACATATTTGGGCATGTCCATCAGAGTATAAGGATTTAAGTGCATACGATGAGATTGCAATTGATTTAGAAACAAGAGATGAGGGTATTAATAATAAACTTGGTGCAGGTTGGGCAACTGGTAATGGTTATGTTATTGGTTTTGCTGTAGCTGTAGAAGGCTGGCAAGGATATTATCCATTCAAACATGAGGGTGGTGGTAACATGATACCTGGACAAGTTTTAAATTACATGAAAGATGTATGTAAGACACCAGGTAGAAAAATATTTCACAATGCACAATATGATATCGGTTGGTTAAGACAAATGGGTATCGAAGTAAATGGTGAAGTAGTAGATACAATGATTACAGCAGGAGTTATTGATGAGAATAGATGGTCTTATAGTTTAAATGCATTAGCAAAAGATTATCTTGGTGAGCTTAAGTCCGAATCAGATTTAAAAGAAGCAGCTAAAGATCATGGTATAGATCCTAAAGGAGAGATGTGGAGATTACCTTCAGAGCATGTTGGATTTTACGCTGAACAGGATGCACGTCTAACGTACCTGTTATGGCAAAGATTTAAGCCTGAATTGAACAAACAAAACTTAGAAACAGTGTGGAATTTAGAAAATAAACTACTTCCAATACTTATTAAGATGAGAGAGAAGGGTGTAAGAGTTGATGTAGATAAGGCTCATACACTAAAAAAAGAGTTCCAAGCTCAGGAGAAAGAGTATCTTTTAAAAATAAAACAGCTAGCAGGACGAGAAGTAGACATATGGGCAGCACGACAAATAGGAGAAGCCTACGACCGACTCGGCATAGATTATCCACGTACTGACAAAACTCATGAGCCATCTTTTACATCCAATTGGTTAGCTAATTCGAAACACGAAATATCAAAATATATAGCACAGGCTAGAGAGATCAACAAGTTTCATGGTACATTCCTGGACTCAATTTTAAAATA